CGATTTACTTTTAAAATCCCCAAAGGAACATAGGTAGGTGTGTTAATACTAGAAAATTGAAAACTTTTTGCGAACTTAGGGTCCAATTTTTTAATATCTCCTTCGATGAAACTAGACATTGAGGCAGTTTTTAATTGTGTACTTGTTGTGCCGCCAATGTTTGCTGATGTAGCAAGAACTGATACATTTGGATTTTTTAAAACAGGTGTTGTTCTAGAATTGGCATTTTTAACAATGTGAAAACCTCTAAATTTTCCTGTCTCAGGATCTTCAATATTAAAATTACAATTACCAAAACCCAAATACTGAAATCCTATTTCAAAAACATTTCCTTTGGTTTGATCAAGTATTATTCCGGATGGACCAGTTCCATCTAATCTATCTAAATTAAATGAAGATTGAGAAATAAAATTATTAGTCTGCTCTAGACCTGCTTTGGTTCTCGTAAAAGAACCCGTTATGTTAGGTCCACTAACAGAATAAGAGCCAGTTGAGGTGCTATTGGATCTTGCTGCTATGTAAAAAACTGAATCACCTACTGCATCAGCTAACCAGCCACCATTTCCGAGCTGAGAATAATTTGCCCTTGCTAATTGATAAGCGGTTTGCGATGGGTCGTTACCTCCACTCACCGGTACAACAATTGAGTTTCCGTCTAATGTTACGGTCACATTTTCCTCATCTTCTCCGGTTGTAACTGTAAGTTTTCTTATTTCTCTCTGGCCTGTAATGGAATGAAGGATACCAAAAGAAGTTCCAAAATAGCCAAGAAAATATCCACACTCAGAAGTACCACAGCCAACAAACTGAGCATTTCCTGCATTTGGCGTGGAATACAAAGCAGTAATTCTCATTAATGAACCTTGACCGGGCCTATATTTTAACCCTCTCCTCAACTGAATTGTTGCTGATCCTGCTGCATTGGTTCCACTAGAGAGAACACAAAAACCACTTTCGGTTGAAATTGTGGCACCGGCAAAAGATGAAGTCGTAAAAACATCAGATTGTATTCCATAAACGAAATCTCCCTGTCCTTGAGGCTGTATCGTTACTGTTCTTAAATCTCCAAATGTAGATGATGGGCCATCAACATATACTTTATCTGCTCCACCAATCTTACCAGGAGATTTTTTTATATCATTAAAACCCATTATCCTACTCCTACCGAACCTGACCAATTATTTAGGAGGTGTGTTTTCTCAATACCTGTCATTCCAGCTACTATCGAGCCTGAACCTTCATATACTCCATCAGAAAGTAAAAACACTTTTATGACTCTAAATTCTGCCTCGAATGTTTCTCCGTTATCAAGAACAACATAATTGTTATCAACAGAGCCTTTGACTCCGTTTTCAGAGAAACCAAATCTAATTGGCCTGCTTGGATCTGATGCGTCAGAAGTATTTGTTACAATAACAAATCTTGATACATTTGGAAACTCAATCTCTAATGGATCAGCCGAACTAGAAGGGACTGTTAGTGAAGATGTTAAATATGGCTTCGAACTCGCTTGATACGAACCAACATGTCCGAGTCCGAATGTGTATTGGAAATTACCGCTCATGCCATTAAATAGTAACAATAATCAATAAAAAAACCCCTTCCTTGTTTTTTAAGGAAGGGGTGAGAGGAGAAATTATGAACAATGACAAAAATGGTGGAGGTGAGGAGATTTATCCCCATCTTTCCTTTAAATAGTCTTCAATTTGTTTCTCTACCAAGTGCTTGTGTGGACTATGGACATATTGATGGTGTGTCGGACAAAGAGGAACTAGATTGTTGGGGGCATTGTTATGATGGTTTTCGTCATAATGGTGAACAGCAACAATCTTATCTTCTCCACAAACAACACATTCTTTCTTGTGGTGCGTAAAGCAAATAGTAGTGTAATTTGTCCCATAGTGAGAAGGTATTATTTCTTTTATGCCTCCGATTTTCTGTGCGGAGTCTTTACAAATTCTAGAACAGAAGAACAGTCCACTTTTAGAATTTCTCTTTTTAGATTCAGTTTTATAGAAAGTAGTTCCACAATGAGCACATTCTACATTAGGAACCTTCTTTTTACGCTCGCGATTTACCGCTTGCCAGGCTCCATTACATTTTAAGGAGCAGAATCTAGCTCGGCCCCTATTGAGATCAGACTTGCGAGCAGCAAAAATAGTTTCGCACTGTTCACACTTTTTATCTATCATAGGCATAATCTTTTCTCCTCGGCTACATTAGTAAGTAGTAAGGTGGAGAGAAAAATGACTTGCCCAAGTAAAAAGTAATGGTGGAGGTATGCAGAATCGAACTGCAATTTTCCGCGTGCAAGGCGGATGTAATCCCGTTATACTATACCCCCGTCTCTACTAATTAGTCATTTTTTAATCTTTTGATACTATCTTAAATTTAAAATTCATTTGCTTGGATCTTTTTTTGTACTCAAGCTGCTCAATCATTTCCTCATAATACTTGATCATATTTCTATATGCCTGAATTGATTCATTAATCAGTTTTGTTTCTTGTTCAGTCATTTAGTCCCAACACCTTTCTACCATTTGTGGTAGCAATATTAATTAAAGCTTCGTCATCATATATTTTACAAGCCTCCAGCAAAAGCCGAAGCTCGAACATCATGTCTCCATTACAGTAAGGCTTGTATAGGTCATGTATATTATCTGATCCAATAGCAACAGTCAAATCGTGCTCAAGCAGTTCATCTACTGGTGTGATTGCATTATGGATAGGTGCTAGATCTTCTCGTCTCGGATGGTCAATCCAAGCACTAGGACAGGTTACAAATGAAAGGCCAGCATCTTTACTCATTTTGTAAACTTCGTTACGATATGCTTTCGGATGACAAGCTAGTGAGATGCTGTGAACAGCCGTCACTCTTCCTTCCAGACCCCACTCAATAGTCCTTCTGGCCAGCAATTCTGTTTCTTTCTCTGCTGGTGTGTTTAGTTGATCAACATGAACATGAAGTCTCTTATTGTACATTTTTGCCCAAGCCATTACAATATCAAGATGCTCTGCTTCTCTGCCTTTATCTGCTCCAGGAAGTGAACCTATTATGTTTGCTTTGCTTATATTCTGACTTATGATTGTTCTTTCCTCAAGATCCAGAACACCTTTGAGGGTTTGTACTGCTATGACAAGATCAATCTTTTCTCTTATCCTCAGCTCTCTTGATAGTTCGAATGCAGCATCAATAGCTTTGCTGCCAACAATTGTATCTATATCTATGAAAGAACATACGCTAGAAACCCCAAGTGTTACCTGATCTTGTAATACATTTGTTATTCTTTTTCTGTAATCAAGTTCGCCTGATTCTCGTTTGATTTTATCTACAAGCTTCCATTTTTCTTTTAAGAACTTATATTGCTCTTCCTTGGAAAAAAAGGTTGCTGTGTTTGCTCTATCTAAATGAGCATGAGCATTAACAAAACCACCTCTTAACTGTATCTGTTCTTTTAAGTTATTTATCATATTTTCTCCTTAATGTGGTGGTTGTTGCGACTGCTTCGCAAAAAATCATTACCTCTTTATCGCTAAAAGTATTTCGGCAGTAATTAGCAATTACAGATACAAATCTTACATTGCCCTTAACGTACCCTAAATCATTATCTATTCTGTCTAGTGATGCCTTATACATTGATCTTACATTTCTAGGATAATCGTTTCCCTCCGGCAAAATCAAATCCCAATTAGTAAAAGGACATCTTCCTTCTTGCTTCTCCCATAGTTGTTTTAAGTATTCCAGATCAAGATCAGTTGGCCCTCTGTTCTTGCGTTTTCTAGCGTTCCTTAGAAACCATCTGAATGGTGTGAATTCGTCTCTTAGATGACTTCCGCCAACTTTCAAATTCTCAATGCATCCTTCTAATAGATTTTTATTCGTCACTTTCTGAGAGCATGTCGGACTACAATAAGTTTTTCTCCCTTTTCTTTGCGATCTGTTGTATTCTCCTTTCTCTTTTAAGAACTCCTGATTACACACAGGACAGTTTAATTTTATTTTCGCCATTTTTTTCTCCTTGATACATTATAAATAGTATCTCGGAATGGAACCGACGAAAATTAGTTGGTGGACCGGGAGGGAGTCGAACCCTCGTGTGGAACAGTCATTGGCTGAAGTCATTCACAAGTTTGGATAGTTTTTACTCCACATACTATCAAGTGTAGACGGTTTTATCCACATCGCTTACCGTCCTGTTGCGATGGGTGGCTTGATTTTTACAACTTGTCTGTTGTTTTTGTCTAGATTGGTTAGAAGGCCCTAGACAGCCTCCCGATTAAGCAGCGAGTGCTTCTTCGAAGTTTGCGTTATTGTTTGCAATTATTAAGTTTGAACGATTAAGGTTGATTCACACCTACTTGCACTTTTCCCCTTGATTCTACTCCGTCGAAGCCATTTCCGGCCCTTATGATATAAATAATAATTATATCAAATAAAAACTGAATTAAATTGTTGCGTACATCTTATAAAGGTGGTGCATTTGCTTAGTTGCTTGAGAGTTGGAGCACCAACGTAAGTACAGGTTGACCTGATTCCTCCTAGAAGATCTCTGACTGTAGCCTCAACGTTTCCTTTATACGGAATCCTTACTGTGCGTCCCTCTGAAGAACGATAATTAGCAACACCGCCGTTATGCTTTTTCATAGCTGTATCGGAAGACATACCATAAAACTGAATCAAATGTTTTCCATTAACCTCGATGATTTCTCCTCCACCTTCATCATGCCCAGCAAACATACCGCCAAGCATCACAAAGTCGGCACCAGCACCAAAGGCTTTCGCAACATCACCGGGACAGGTACAGCCACCATCGGCTATAATGTGCCCTCCAAGGCCGTGTGCAGCATCAGCGCACTCAATAACCGCAGAGAGTTGTGGATAGCCTACACCGGTCTGTATGCGCGTTGTACAGACAGATCCGGGACCAATACCAACCTTTACAACATCAGCACCGGCAAGAATTAACTCTTGGGTCATGTCGGCAGTAACAACATTTCCTGCGATGATATTTAAGTCTGGATAATCATTCCTGACCATTCTTACAAAATCAACGAAATGTTCTGAGTATCCATTCGCAATATCGATGCAGATCCAATTAAGACTATTGCTATCGATTATAACTCTTGCTTTCTTATATTCTTCAATGTTTGTGCCAACACTAATGGCTACAAGATTCGGGTTTGCTTGGAACTGATTGTACCAATCTTTGGCTGTATTTTGCTTTGTAATACAAGTAAACAAGCCCATCTGGGATAATTGATGTGCCATGTTAAATGTGCCAACACCATCCATATTTGCTGCCATAATTGGAACACCAGTCCATGATTGGCCACTATTTCGGAAAGTGTAGGTTCTGTTGAGATCAACTTGCTTTCGGCTTTTGAGAATACTTCTCTTTGGTCGAATAAGAACATCCTTGTAGTCAAGCTTGATTTCGTTATCAATTCGCATTATGCCTCCTTGTTGCGTATGTATACAAGTTAACACAATAGACGAATATTGTCAAGT